TCCCGATAGTTCAGGCAGTCAAAGTCGTCGCTCGGAACCAGTGTCGAGACGTAAGGTTGAAGATAAGTGTGGATGTATCGGGGCGAAGCAGAATCCTTGCCTCCTTCTAGGCGAGTGCCGAACTGACCCTGCGGAACCAGCCACGCCATGTTGTTGGAGCCTACGAAGTCTTGAGCCATTCCGACAATCGTGTCGTTCAGCGACGCCTCGCCGTGATGGTAGCCGGAGTGCTCGCTCACGTATCCCGCCAGCTGAGCGACGCGAATCTCTGCCTTCAGGTTTCGCTTGAAAGCAGAGAACAAGATCTTGCGCTGCGAAGTTTTGAGTCCATCCACAATGTTCGGGATAGAGCGCTCCAAATTGTAGTTGGAGAAGTGAATCAGGTCGCGATTCACAAAGTCTTCGTAGGAAACGCGCTCGCCGGGTCCGGACAGAATGATGTCGGCGCGGGAGTAAGTCTTGAGCCAGTCCTTGCGCTCGTCCGCCTTGGACTTGTTGAAAGCGAGCTCTACCGCCTCGTCGCTGTCCTTGCCGGAATAAGCATAAGGAATGATGTTCAGTATCTTGAAATACTCCTTGGCTTCGTCGCGCGTGGAAGTTCCCAGTCCCTTGTAATACTTGGTCTTCCAGCCGCGCGCCTCATCAGTCTTCTTCCACTCCTCGTAGTCGTACTGCGTATAGAACACCTTGGTCTTGGAAGCCTTGTGCGCCTTCACGATCGGCGTGATCATGTAAGTGATAAAGCCCGGAATCTGAATCAGCTCGTGCCACAGCTCGTGGAACATGTTGATGAGGAGTCCCCGGATGTGCGAGCCGTCATAGTCCTGGTCGGTCATGATCATAATCTTGCCGTAGCGGAGCGAGCTGACGTCCTTGTACTTCTTGCCCGACTCCAGTCCGATAATCTTTTTGAGGTTTGCGATCTCCTCGGTCTGTTCCACCTTCTTCTGAGCCACATCCTTGACATTCAAGAGCTTACCTTTCAGAGGGAACACGCCGTGGTACTTCCTCTGGTCCTGGCTCAGCCCGCTAATTGCCATAGCCTTGGCTGAGTCGCCCTCTGTAAGAATCAGGATACACTCGTGGCTCTTGGACGTCCCAGCATACACAGCGTCGTCCAGCTTGGGAATGCCCGTGATTTTTGATTGCTTCTTGCCGTCGGTCTTCTTCATGTCCTTTGCGTCCTTGGCTTCCTGCGCCTCCATGACTTTGTTGACGACGTCCAGCTTGCTGACAATTTTTTTCAGAAAGTCCTCCGTGAGCTTACACGAAACCTTTGAAGTTAGCAACTCCTTAGTTTGCGAACTGAATGAGGGATTCTCCACGGAGCAGACGATGAACACCGCCAGCGAGTCGCGAATCATTGCGGGTTTAACTTTGATCTTTTTCTTTGTGTCCAGGTAGTTAATAATATGAGACGTAATCTGGTTCGTAATTTCGTCCACGTGCTTACCACCAATCCGCGTCCAGATCCCATTTACAAACGAGACATTAAATGCCTTGTCGATAGGAGAGTCAGCAACTGCAACATGCCATCCTTTTTCAAAGAGGTCTGCCAAAATCGTTGCGTCTTTTGGGAGATACCAGGAAGCGTAGCTTGTAAGGTCGCGAAACCGAACCAGTGTATCATTCCATGTAACGCGGACATCCTTTTGAACTGTCAATGCAAGGTCAAAGACACGCCGCTGAAGAACTGATAGCAGTCCCTCCGGAATATCGGTGAACCCGAACCTTTCAAAATCCGGAGTCCATGCGATTTCCACGTAGGGCTTGCTCTTACACGCTTTCACAGACGGCTCGCCGATTACAGACATGTTGTCTTCGAACACCTGTACGTACTTCAGCTGGCGCTTTCCATCCACGATGGTCACCACCAGCTTCTTAGAGAAGATGTTGACGAGCTTGACTCCGTATCCGTTCTTGCCTCCCACCAGCTTCTTTTCCTCCTTGTCGTAGTTGGTAGAAGTCAGAAGCTCGCCGAAGATGAGTTGCGGAATGTAGACATTATACTCAGGATGCTTTTCTACGTCGATGGACTCGCCGTCGTTGCGGATAGTTATCACATTGTCTGCGACATCGACGCTAATCTGTTTCACGGGATTGTCCGACTTGCGCTGCTTGAGGCGAATGACCTGGTCGTGAGCATTGACAAGCAGTTCATCGAACAGCTTGTAAAAGCCTGGATTGAACGGGTTGATAGTCTCTTGAACAAAGGATTCGCCCGAAACAACGAAGTGCTCTTCTGGGGAGTTTTCGATGGAACCGATATACGTGTCCGGCAAGCTCAGAATGTGCTCGCGGTGCGTATGTTTGCGGTACTGCTTTGATAGCTCCATTGTGTAGGACCCCAGGACCCTTTGTGAAAATGATTCGTTTTTGAAGCGAGAGGTTTTGACGTTTGAAGCATATTAAACCCAAATGCCTCCGAGAAAAGCAAAGGCTCCGAAGGTGGAAATGGTGTCGGAAACTCCTGTAGTTTTCTTCTTAAAGGTTCAAGAAACACAGGACATCGCTCCAGCCGAAGAGACGATTAGATACTCCGACATCTTGAACGCCGTTGAAAGCTCAAAGAACACCGAGCGTTTCAATACGGACTTACTGCGTTCCGTTCTTGACAAGGTTTCTATTGAAAAGTATTCGCCGCAGACTTCGTGTTTTTGGTGCTGCCATCCATTTGGATGGGCGGCTGCTGTTCTACCTATCTCCTATGATGCATACAAACATCTCTATCTCTGCGAAGGGAACTTTTGCTCGCCAGAGTGTGCCCTGGCTTACAACTACGCAGACGGAAGGGCTTCTGACTCAACTCGTTGGAACCGGCACGCCCTGCTTTCCAATCTGTATTCTGGACTTTACAAGGACAGGGTTCTTTCTGTAGCCCCGCCCCGAACACTTCTGCGTCAGTTTGGTGGTTGCCTTGATATTGAGCAGTATCGCGATTTTACAAGCGGAACTAACGACGTAGTTCTTTCTGAGCTTCCTCCGATCCGGCTTCAATTTCCTTCTATGAACGTCCAGGGTCCTTTGCGCGACATTCGCAAGTATGTATCCCTTTCCAATGATACAATTGAAAAGGCGTCCGAACAACTCCGCCTAAAACGCAGTAAGCCGGCTAATATTAACATTCCTACGCTGGACATGTGTATCGGACGAAGTTAAGTTTACTTGGATGGAAACTCTGTTAATGCAAGACAATGTGCGGAATTTGGGCTCTACTTGGAAAGCCGTATTCCAGAATCAATGCTCAAATTCTGGTGGGCAATCTGTCGGGGCGCGGACCCGAAGGTCTTCGCATCATGGAACACAACCAGATTCAGCTTGGTTTTACCCGTCTTGCTATTAACGGCTTAACTAACTCCGGGATGCAGCCCATGTATGATGACAATCTTGTGTGGATCTGTAATGGAGAAATATACAACTGGAAACAACTGGCTTCGAGGTATTCTATTGATATTCGGGGCGGTTCAGATTGCTCTATTATTGGACCGATATTTGATATTATGCGGGGTCAAATTGGACCCAAGGCATTTTTTCAGAGTCTTGATGGCGTGTTTGCCATGGTGATTGTTGATATTTCAAAGGGAATCGCCTATGTCGCGCGAGATCCTTATGGAGTGCGTCCTTTGTTTGTCGCTCGCTCCAAAGAGAATATCCAGTTTTCCAGTGAGCTAAAAGCCATAAACTTTTACGACTGCGATGAAATTTCCCACTTTCCGCCCGGGCACTATGCTATTTTTGACTTGCAAACTCGCAAGTGCCTTGAGATGTATCCGTATCACGTAGTTCCGTGGCTGAAAAATCCAGTTTATGAAGATCCTATCAGCGCTTCCTACGCCCTCTACTCCAGCCTAACGGAATCTGTAAAGAAGCGTATGATGACCGAGCGTCCCGTAGCCGCTCTTTTGAGCGGAGGGTTAGATAGCAGCTTGATTGCCGCTCTGGTCCAAAAAGAACTCGTAGATGCGGGAAAACCTTCTTTGAAAACATTCAGTATCGGATTTGAGGGTTCGGAAGACTTGAAGTATGCTCGCATCGTAGCAGACCATATTAAGTCCGACCATACTGAAGTGGTGATGACCCCCGAAGATTTTTTTGAAGCAGTCCCTGAAGTTGTGAAAGCCATTGAAAGTTATGACATTACTACCGTTCGTGCGTCGGTTGGAAACTACTTGGTTTGTCGCGAAATTTCGCTCGATACCGATTGTAAGGTTGTGTTTAACGGCGATGGATCGGACGAAGTGTTTGGCGGATACAAGTATTTTTACAATGCGCCTTCCGACGAAGCCTTTGAAGCAGAAACTACCAGGCTGTTAGAAGACATTCACGCCTTTGACGTCTTGCGTTCTGATAGGAGCATCAGCAGTCATGGACTGGAACCTCGCACGCCTTTTTTGGACAAGCAATTTGTTTCGGTGGCAAAGAGCATTTCCACGAAGCTTCGTCGTCCAGTAAAAGACACGTCGAACGAGAAACAGATTCTGAGACTCGCTTTTTTGGATATGGGTCTACTGCCTCACTCGGTCCTTCTACGCAAGAAGGAGGCATTCAGTGATGGGGTGAGTGGTCTGAATAAGAGCTGGTATCAAGAGTGCCAAGAACGTGCGCTGAAAAAGGTGGCAACTAACTGGAAAGACGAGGCTCAAAAGTTTGTTCACCTGACTCCGCAGACCGCAGAGGCGTATTACTACCGAACCCTTTTTCACGAGCATTACGGGCAGGCGGAAAAGTGCGCGGTTCCGTATTACTGGATGCCCAAGTGGGCTCCCGGGGCTACAGACCCAAGTGCTCGGACTCTTGAGCTATAAAGTGTCCTTCATATACATGCTGTATTCGTCTTCAGTCATTGCGTACTTAATGATAAGGTCGTAAAATGGGCAGACTTTTAGGCTCATAGAGCCTCCGTCTCCAAAGCCAGTTGTGCACGAAGACGCTTTGTAAAAGGCATAGTGGTTGTTTCTCAGTTTTACCAAGGCATACCAAGGTTTGAGCCCGTCTCTTCCTTGCCGAATCCAATAAAACTTTTTGATGTTGTCGGGAAACTTTCCAGCATCAAATAGTGGACGTTCATTGATAACGGGGACTTGAATATCTTCTATAGTAAACTCGTCATTTACATACGCAAACGGATAAGCCATTTGCTTAGGGTTCGGCTCAACTATTTGCTGTCGCAAACCCGTATTACGTACCATTTGAACTTCTATTTATTTTCTGCGTTGGGTCTTCCGTTTTTGCTTTCGCCTCCGCGTCTTGCCGCCTTTCGTAGGCGGCGCGTAGAAACTTTGAACCCATGCCATAATTGGATTCTCAGTCTTGGGAGAAGATGGAGGGGTTTCGGGCTTTACTTTAATTAGAGTTTCGGGAGACGCTCTGCCTTCTTCTACTTCGGCAGCACTATGTACAATCGTTCTGGGCGCTTTCGCACTATGGTGTTTATGTGCGCCAGGCTTGACAAATTTAGTCATTTATATACATTATTGGTTAAAAACCTAATGAACACTCAAAACTTTTTCCAAGACTATCTACGAACGCAGCTGATGATTACGGCTGGTTCCGGAAAAACTTCGGGTCTTTTGACTAATGTCATTGTCTTGAATTTGTATGACAAACTGGCTGCGACTTACACCAGCTGGTTTCCTCCGCTCAAAGCGTTTTGCTGTCGCCGGCAAAAGAACCCTCCTGCTACTGCTCCTCCGCCTCCAAATCGCGAAATCAAGGCGACCATTGAATGCGAGCGCATCATGAACGCACCGACCAACCAGAAGCAACAGACCACGACATCGCCCAGCCACATAAAAATGGACTCGGTGATTCACTTTATCACCACCATTCCCGCCATTCGCAACCTTCTGTGTATGACCCACCACGACTATCTACCAAACGAGTTCGAACCCGTCCAAATTGAACCTGACATGTATTTCCAACTTTCCAACCTAAAGCATAGTGATGGGCAAGTAGAATCCATCAAATTTAAACTTTTTTGCTACGATCACGAGGTTCAGTTTCTACAGGCGTTTATTGACCGCTGTAATCTTGATTACGAGCGCCAGATGGCTAATAAGCTGGGCTCCTCCTTATTCTTTTTTGATATGATGACAAATAGCAAGTCTCGCAAGACTTTGCAGAACACTTTGCCCACCACCCACCTAATTTACACCAAGCACAAGTTTCATACTACCCGCTCGTTTGACAACGTATTCTTTGAGCAGCGCGAAAAAGTCAAGAAGCACGTGGAGTTCTTTCTAACTCGTCGCGATTGGTATGAGAAGAAGGGTATTCCGTATACGCTGGGTTTCATGTTCCACGGCGAGCCTGGATGTGGCAAGACTTCGTCTGTAAAAGCTATCGCCAACACCGCACGCCGCCACATCATCAATATCCAGCTTTCCGAAATCAAAACCAAAGCCCAACTCCGCCACCTGTTTTTTAATGACGAAATCCATGTTAACAATGGAAGCACCACAGAACGTTATACTATTCCCGTTCACGAGCGCCTTTACGTGATTGAGGATATTGACGCAATGGGTGATGCAGTTCTGAAACGTGAGTGGAAGAAACCGGTGTCTTCAGTTGAGGAGGCGCCCAAAAAGAAGTCGGGCGGAGATCCGTGGATGGACCAAGAAGAAGAAATCAAGGAGCCCATCGACCTTTCCTTCCTTCTCAATTTACTGGATGGAACTCTGGAATCCTCTGGACGCATTCTGGCTATTTCCAGCAACTTCCCGGAGCGCATTGACAAGGCTCTGATTCGTCCTGGACGCATTGATATGATAATTAATTTCAAGAAGTGTAACCTAAAAATCCTGAACGAAATGGTCCAGAGTTTTTACGATAAGAAGTATGACGGACTGGAAGACCCAGGACTCGATTACAAGTGGTCTCCTGCTGAAGTGAATCAAATCCTGTTTCGCAACTTTGATACGCCTTTGGAAGCGATCCAGGAACTTGTGAACTTGAGCCCCAAGGATTTATACGGATTCCAGGAAGTTGATGTTCCTCTAAGCTACACCGAGTTCAGTGGCACGCTTTCGAAAGCTTGAGAATGTTGTGCACATACTTCCAAGTCATTTCCTTGCTTTCTTCAGACATTGTGGAATGATACTGCTTCAGCTTGGAAAAGAGGCTCATATCCGCGTATTCACCATACTCTGCATAAGAGTAGTTTACAAAAAAGCTTTCGTTCTTCGCCATAATCTTGTCTTCAAACGGAACAAGATTATCGTAAACAAACTTTAGGAGCATCGCAGGATTGGTGGATTTCAGAAGTTGAATTGTCGTGAGTCCGAGCGAGAGGTCGGCATCGTTAGGATACATTTCCGTCAGCTCGGTGGCGAGACCAACGAGCTGGGTAAATAGCGCCGACATTAGCGCTGCTTTGGAAGCCATTACGTTTTATCGGGTTTTGTGTGAAAACTATTTTACTTGCGTTCCACACTCCCAAACTCAGAAGTCCGCTGGTTGTTCATTGCCTCCATTCGCTTTAGGACATCGTCGTTTGAACCAGTCTTGGACTTTGCAATCGTGTTCTCGGCTTTTGGGGCATCTGCGGTCGGCATTCCCGCCCCGCCAGTATTTACGGGAGCACTGCCGTCCAGAAAAGTGTACATGCTTCCGCCCTCCGAAGCAAATGATGTGGGGGCGTTCCACATAGAATAGGACTCGCTGAGTCTCCCAGAGCCCTCAAATCCCCAGGCGGCGTATTCGCTAGAAGGAGCCGCTGCCCCTGCCATCTGTGGACCCGGCTCCTTAGTAGCCTTCTCGTTTCGGGAATTGGTAGGCTTAGCGATGTATCCATAGATGTCCTTGCCAATAATGACATCCTTCGTCTCCGGAATGTATAGAGTCGGAACTGCCTTCAGAAATGAGGGGATCTGCTCGCGAGGAGTAGATCGGTTAATCAAAATAAACTTGTAAAGCCCCGTTTTATTGAGAGCCTTCAGAGTCTCTATAATTTGCTTTGAGTTCGGGCATTGGTCGCTGTAAAATAAGTAAGGCTGCGACATGGTTATGAGTTTTCACGAAAAAAACGGAACGAACTATAACGAAATGGCAGAAAGCAAAATGGCAGCTATTGAATCTTTGAAGACTTCGAAAGATGGCTTTGAGGTTTCCTTTCATCTTCGCAACTTTCCTGTATCGTTCGTCAATGCTCTTCGTCGCATTGTCATGGCTAACATCCCCACAGTCGTGCTTCGCGACGTCCAAATTCTAGAGAACACTACTCAGCTACCCCACGAGATGCTGAAGCATCGGTTTGAGATGCTCCCTGTGAATGTCAGTCCCGACGACACGGCTACCATTCGGGAGGCTATGGTGGAACTACAGATTGTGGCGAACAAAGAGCAAAAATCCGTAGAAACTATTACAACCGATAACTTCGCAATTCATTCGGCTCGCGAAAAGATCCTGATGCGCGATCGCGACCTGGACACGCCGATTCTGTTTCTGCGTGTGCGTCCCGGCGAGGCTGTCCACATCCGCGGAAAGTTGGCTGTTGAAAACGAGGGCGTGTCCCAAGTTTGTACTATCGCGACGGGCTGGCATGTTGACCCTGAACTCGCCAAGGCGAATCGCAAGATTTGGGTGGAGGAGGGTAAGGATCCTCGCGAGTTTGACAACTTCTACATCCAGCGCTCGTATTCGGTAGATTCCAAAGGTCGTCCTAATTGGTTTGATTTCAAAATTGAGAGCGTGGGAGTTCTGAAAGCCAAAGACATTCTGAGCATGGCAGTGGGTATTCTGCGCAAGCGCCTGGATGACTACATGAAGGAGGCGGTCACCTACATTCGCCGCGAGCAAGACGAGGGGTCTTACACGATTTCTCTACAGCAGGGAGGGCATACGCTCGGAGCTTTGCTGGGAGAGGTTATCTATTCTGACCAGAACACCAACTTTGCCTCATATGATATTCCGCACCCTCTGAAGCCCGACATGGTAATTCAGATGAACACTACAAAGCAACCCGAGTCTATCCTGAAGACCGCACGCGAAGCCATTGAGGAATATTGTTCGGTAGTAGAAAAGGGTCTATAAATAACAATGGCGGATGTTCTGGTTTTCGACCCCGCCTCAGAATTTGAGATTTTAGAGTCTCTGACCTTTGAAGAAGAAGTTCAGAGACCCGAAGAGCTTCGCTTTTTTACTTTAGATGAACAACTTTTGGATTACTTTGACAAGGTTTTGCCCAAGAAGAAGAACGTCACCAAGTTTGAGTATAAGCAAATTGCAGATGAAGTAGACAGAGTTCGCCAGCTTTACGAGCAAACTATTCAGGTGTCAGATACCAACTACGAAGTCGCCAAGGCAAGAAAGGACGTGGAGCTTTCTTGGATTCATCCCGTTTATTCTGGCTTTGAATACTCGGAGTATTCCTTTGATGAAAGTTGGTCTCCGTTATTTGAACGCGCCTCCAGGAACAGAGCCAACTACTATCCGATCCTGGTATCTGCTCTGCCCCGCGCCTACAAGTCGGTTGGTGAAGGAGTTCCACTAGTAAAAAATGCCGTGTTGGTTGATGAAGAAGGTAAAAACGAGCTTGTCTTTTTAGGAAACTTTGTGAGAACGAAGAGTGCCATTCACGAAGATGGTAGCATGTCGGTGGTTCCAATTGAAATGTCAAATACGAGAGACGACATAAAACGCAAAGGATACTTTGCGAGTGCGCGAGGAGTAGACATTCCTAACCCAATGGCTGACCATCCTTTTTTGAGCTCTACGAATCCCCGGTACATTCAATCGGAAGAACAACTTTCTGACATCTTTCCTAGCTTGGAAGCCTTGATGAACCACGCAGTTCCCACCACAAATGACCCGTATGGAGAAGGCATGAAGTTCTTGAAAATCTACGACATTAACTTTCGCGACATTCCTTGGAACTTATGGAAGGAACGCTTCCCTCCTTCCGAAACGATCACGGCTTCCAAACAGGTAATTTCGGTTGACTTTCCATCTTCTAACGAACTAGCACCTTCCAAAAACGTTCAAGAAGCTTACCTGCTTCAATGGTCTTCTGGACTGAATCCTCGTTTGTGGCTCATGGGGCAAGAAGACAATGGCGGATTGGTTTTGAAGATGGTTTTGTCAAAGTCTTCGGAAGCAGGGTTGGTTCCGCCAGACCACAACGCCGAAAAGGTAAAGCCGACATTCGCTGAATCTAGTCCCGAAGATTGCTTGCTCATCGGAACCTTTGACGAGTTCTTGAACAGCGGCGTTTACAGAGCCAGTGCAAAAGTTTGCGTCCCCACTGCATTCATTCAGCAAGAACGACAGCAAGATTTGGTAGCGGGAAAGAAGCTGTGGTCCGAAACAACAGAACACGATATTTTAAGAGACCAACTAAAACTTCTCAAAAAGTTCCAGTATGCAGGAAGGGCTCCTGAAGCGCCAAAATACGCAAAGATAACCGGACAGCCAGAGTCGGATTTAAGGCGCGAGGTTCGTGCTATACTTGCTGATGAGCATCGCACAGATACCGATAAAGCCGAGGCGATTCAAAGAATTGTTCGCGATCTTCATCTAGAAAACAAACAATACCTGGATACGAGCAAGCTGTTTGTTGTATGTAGCCATACAATTGCTCAATTAGCCGGCGATATGGAAAAAGATCGTCTTCAATTTTACGATGACTGGACTGCCATCGATGAAGGATTTCGCTCTTGTAGATCATGCGGAGAACAAATTAATAGCGATGTTCTGGTTGCCCAAGACGAATTTGACGAGAATGGAAAATTAATTGTAAGCCAGGACGTTTTGCCGGAAACCGGATTCCACGGAGCTTCTTCTTTCACAAATTCCTTACTTGACCTCAAAAAGTTTTTCATCTTGGACAATGTCGGCGAAACCATATTCTATCTTCTGCTTTCACTTCTCCAAGTTTTGCCCACAGAAAGCCAATTACTCCCCGTTCTTCAAAACGTCCGCGAGATTTCATCGGTCCTGAAAGCCAACAAAAAGATTCCCAAGCCCGACAAGGAGCGAATAGAAGGCATTCTGGGCGTAGCAGGAATGGTAGTGGTTCTTCAAACGCATAATCCTTTCTTGATTCCTCGACGCTCGTTCGGATCAAAAGTTTTGAAGCTTACTGGATACCCTCGCGACACGGACGATACCAAGGATTCTCCCGTTCTTGACGTCATCATCTCCGTTCTCAAAACCACTTTTGAAGCATCCCCCAATACGTTCAAAGGTCCTATAGGCTCCTTTTTGCGAAACGTTCTGACGAAGACTAAAGACGTTCGCAAAGAAGCTTTGAACTACCTGAAGCAAGCCGCGACAAAGTTTAAGACCCAATTTTTAAGTGCTCGCGAACGATACTTAGTTGCGCCGGAACCGGAGCCGGTTCGTCAAGTTTTTCTTCCACTACTTTCCTTTGAAAAAACTGAGTATGCTCCTGGCGAGCGAATTGGTGAAGAAGAAGTTATGAACAGGTGTAATATTCCAGCCCCTAATTCGTACATTGCCTCTAAAAACTTACCCTCTGTCGTCCAGGAACCTTTGGAACTCTGGAGCAATATCAAACCTTCCCCCCGAGCCGACTTTGTGGAAGCAGAACTAAACTTGCCGGAACTTGTAGTTTTCGGGGATGCTCAAATTCGGAAGCGAATTGGGTTAGGATATCCTAAGGCATTAAAAATTGACAAGCTCGAACTCCTTCTAAAGTCCGACACCGACGGAACCGCGTTCTCCGTTTTGTTGAACCGCATTCTAGACATTCTTTCTGCTGTTAAATATCCTCTAACAAAGCTAGAAGCTTATCGCCAGGCTTCTGTTTACGCTGAAACTCGTATTAACAAATCGTTGCTTCGCGACGCCATGCGGGGTCTGGTTTACGAGCTTCTACACGAGCTGATGGGCTCCGCAAACAAAACTGGTTTTGTATCCGCCCTGACTTCTGCATTTGGGCGCGATCTAACTTTGAACATGCTGTTGCTCACCAACGATGATGCTAAGAAGCAGGATATTGAGTTGAGAACTCGTGAGCGCGAAACTTTTAAGCAGAGAATGAGGTCCATGGACGACGAGCAGCGCCAAACTACCAAGATGCTATTGGATATTGGAATCGCGGGGTTCATTATCACAAACGAAGACCGCGAGTTTTTTGCCCGAGAATACAAGTATCCGGATCCCGAAGCCGAATATGCGGAATTAGTTCAGGAACAACCAAACGAAGAAGTTCCCGATGAAGGTGCCAATGCCATGCGCGATAATAACACCGACGGCGAAATGCAGCTGAGCGAGATTGGAGAGCGCCGGGAAGCAGATTGGGGAGGCTACGGAGACATCGATGAGCGCCTACACGACGAGAATGATACCGGAGGTCAGATGGATGATGGTAACGGCTACGGAGTTTAAACATAGTTGAAAAATGTATAACAATGCAAAAATACCCTGTAGTATTATTTTTCCGATACGATGCCTACAAGGACATAGACCGGTTCTTAGACGAAAATAAGGAGAGCATTGATTGCGACCTTCGGATTGTCAGTTCCCGAGACGAGCTTGTCAAGCTTTTTGATCCGAACTTTAACATTCTTGTAACATACGGACCGATTGATAACGAATACAATAAAGATGTCAACGCCGTCATTGCCCAGCGAATGCGGAAACGTTGGATTCACTTCACCAAGATAGAAAACGTCCGTGAATTTTCTCGAGGAATCAACTATTGCTATATAGATTGCGTTGTTAGTCAACGTGAATCAATCAGACCTATATTTTCGGCTTTTACAACCTGCTACAATTCCTACGAAAAAATACGGAGACCTCTGCAAAGTTTACTGAACCAAACTCTTGTGGACTGGGAATGGGTTGTTTTGGACGATTCGCCAGACGACAAACATTTCAATTTCCTACGTGAACTTTTTAAAGGAAACCCGAAAGTAAGACTTTACAAGCGGAGCGAAAACAGCGGAAATATTGGCAATGTAAAGAACGAAGCTGCTTCTCTGTGTCGTGGAAAATACGTACTCGAGCTTGACCACGACGACGAAATTGTGTCAGACCTATTTGACAAAGCATGCTCTGCATTTGAACAAAATCAAGATGTTGGGTTTATCTATACGGATTGTATCAATATATACGAAAACGGCAACAACTATCGTTATGGCGACTTTATTGGTCTTGGTTACGCAGGGTATTACTGCGAAAAGTTCCGGGATAAGTGGGTATACGTATATGTGACGCCGCAAATCAACAATGTGACTCTAAGTCACTTAGTGTCTCTTCCAAATCACGCTCGCATTTGGAAACGCGAAGTTTTGAACAAAATAGGGAACTATTGTGAGTTCTTACCTATTAATGACGACCAGGAGCTTTTAATGCGAACGGCTATTGAAACTACAATTTTAAAACTTCCGGGGATAAGTTACATTCAGTATATGAATGAAAACAATAATAACTTTAGCTTGATTCGCAACGCAGAAATTAACCGCATTGGTCCTTTATTTTTGCGTCCGCAGTTCTATGAGCGATACAAGGTAAATGAAGTTATGAAAGATAGGAATGCCTACGACGACCCTCTGCGGATTTGGAATAACGAGCGAGTTTGGCTTCGCGAATCCTTTAAGCCTTCATTTTGTAACAAGATTTATCAGCCGAGATGGGATACCCAGTATTGTATTGTGGGAATGCACAACTTCCTGGAAAAGTTTGACGAAATTTCCGAGCTCTACAAGAACCCTCGCAACGACTTTTTTCTAATTGACTCGGGTGGCGATATTCATGCGCTTTGGAGATTTTTGGATTCATACGGGTTCCAAAGAATGAAGTGCTACACAATTAAGGATCTGACTACCGAGCAGATGGTCGCCTATTTCAACTTGATTTATAAGACGGCGGAAAATGGAATTGTTATTTAAGGTGTTTAGTTTGCCAAAAATGGAGGAGTTGTCTAGTGCTGACAAGTATTACCACAACCATCTAATGCGTATGAAGGAGTATTACGAGCGCAACAAAGAGGCAATATCTATACGGCGTCGTCAGAAGCGAGTGGAAAGTTCAACCCTAAGTTAGCTTCATCTTCTGGACCTCATATGAGCGCTGGCGATACAGCATGTTCCGCTGCTGGAACTGCCTCCTGAAAGCCGGATCCACCACATCAATAATCAGAGGGTCTATCTTGCGAGTGGCTTTTTCAGTTCGCAGAATGCGTCCAACGATTTGGTCAATGTCGGGGCGCGGAGTTGCCATCAGCAGAGTGTTTAGGGTTGGAACGTCAAATCCCTCTTTACACATGGAATAAGTGGCGATCAAAATCTTTTTGCTCGCACACCACTCGGCGCGCTGGTCGGACTTAACGTCGCGACCCAGAATACAGGCTTGGGCTTGAAGTTCGGGGGGCAGTAAATCGAACAAAGTTTTGGTATGATCTACGCGGTCGCTCAAAACTAAGATTTGGCGTTCTGGGTCCCCAGAAATATCTTCCAAGATTTCGGAAAGCATGCGATTGCGGGGTCCGTAGTCCACGACCTTGTTAATCATCAGGGAAGTGAACATGACACCTGCCGAATTGTAAATGATATCATTGTAGTCGTGGTCTGGGGGTTCAAACTCAAAGACCTCGACTTTAACTTTGGCATCCACCTTGTCCTGCGTATTTGAGGTATACAGAATAGGTCCCAGGAACCAATTGATCACGTGCATGAGCTTGTCCTTGCGCTCGGGAGTGGCGCTCAATCCCAAAGTGTGCTTACAAGTAAGTTTGGGAATGGCTTGGGAGAAAGACTCGGAAGCGATGTGGTGGCACTCGTCCACGATAAGAAAGCCGAACCTCGCAAATGTTTGGGGGGGATAGTCTTTTTGAGATACGCTCTGGAGCATGGCTACCACGACATCTTTGTCGTGAATATCTATAACGTCGCCTTGGACGGTTCCGATGCGGGCTCGGGGGAGAAAGGATCGGATTCTCTCGGTCCACTGGTCTCGTAGGAAGGTATTGTGGACGAGAACAATGGTGGGGACTCGAAGTACGGAGGCGATGTATAAGGCACAAACTGTCTTTCCTCCGCCGGTTTGGAGGGAGATGATTCCGTCCCTGGGTTCGGGACTGAGAAAAGATCCGACAACTTCTTTCTGAGAATCGCGAATAGCGCCCGAAAACATCCAGTGAACTCCAGCATCTTTTTTTACTTCACGCTCGCTATTTTTAAGTGGACCAAATGTTTGGATGCCATAGTGTTTGGGGACATACAGGTAGTCATCATCCTCTACAAAGACCGGATAGCGAGTAACATATTGAGGTTTCACGAAGACGGAAGGAATATAAGGCTTGACGGTCAATAAAGCCTTTGCGTGGGCAAGGTTAGGGATATCTTTTTTAGGAACGCGGTAGCCTTTGATGGTTAACATTGCTACCTACTTGCTTTTGGAACTTTAATTCATTTTTTAGGGGAGAATCGTGTCCACAAAATGCGAAAGACGCACTGCTTCTTTGGAAAACCGACTGTCCTTATACGTAGACAGAATAGTTCCACAACTGGCTAGCGTAAAGAAGTCAATAAGACAGTCGATGTTCAAGGAATCTTTTGTGGCTTTTAACTCATCCTTGCTCAAGTTATGATTTCCCTGATTGGATGAGATTTCTGTAGAAATATTGCTAATGAGTTTTGTTTGTGGAAAGAAGCGCTTCCATATTTCAAAACTATTTTTATCGTCTGAAACAGCAATCATCGGTTTTCTGGATATTCTGGGATCAGTTGACGCGCTTAAAACCATCCATTGAATTGGTATTTCCCGACCTCTTTTGTTAATACGATCGGTTCCACGAATATGGATACCCACACACTTTTTCAAATCATACTCCACTTGCCTTCTCTTGACTTCCTCAATAATTTTAGGGTGGATGACTCTGAACACCTTAGAGAAAAAAGTTGAATCGCCATAGGTAGTTCTGGATTCTACACTATTTACTACTAATACGTCAGCAGAAATACTCGAAATATCGAGTTTCAAAAGATCTACCTTACAATCATTTTTGTCAAAAAAATCTTCTGTAAACGGTTCTTTGATTTTACCAGTCCATGCTTTCGGGTAGTAAGTCGCATCGGCGGGAATGTCGTCCAAGGATTCAAGTTGCGGAATATCAATAAATTTAAAATACGAGTAAAAAGATTCTGCTCCATGACTCCACATGGAATCGGTCCAGTCCACGTAGATTTGTATGTTGTTGTGCATTGCGATATTAACGCACATTTTCAGGACTTCGAGTCTGTCACCAAAGCCAAGCCAACCTTTGAAAACCAAATATTTCATTATATAAGAGTAATAAATGCTTACGCCCGTTTTAGTCGAGTTCCTGGCGACAAGCTATTTTTTGGGAGTAATCTCTTTTAGCCATGACCCCATTTACATCGTTTCTGCCTTTGCTTTCATGCAGGGTCTGGCGGGAAAGCTTTCAGGCGCGCATATCAATCCTGCAGTTACGGCTCTTGCCCTGATTTCTGGAAAGATGTCAAAAGGGCGTGCTCTTGCTTATATGCTCGCACAGGTTAGTGCCGCAGTGTTTATCTGGGTCATGGGTCAGTTTATACGGGTCTAACCCACACTTCGTAAAACTTGCTATAACAAGGTTCCCATCCACCAGCTTCCGCGTAGTCTACATGAAAATTATTTTTTGTCAGCACATCGTCGACATAGTTTTTATGGTCAATGTCAACGTAGTCGTTTTCCATGATGATCATATTAATATTATTTAAAATTTCGGGCATGTCCATTAGAATGTAATAGAATGCGCCTTCGCAATCTAGTACTAGGGTATCAAACTTCATGTTATACTTCCCGTTTATTTCATCTATGGTAATAGTATTCACTTCTTTGTATCCGGGCAAAACTACATCGGATACAATTGTTTGCCATCCCTGCTGAATTAGCTTTCTCTTCGAAAGTGCAGCGCTTTCAATTTGAAAATCTAGCTGATTCAGATTCTTATTGTGGAGTAACTGCGATGCAATATCCGAATCGCTTTCCAGAGATAGAAACTGGTTGTTGCCAGCCTTGTTCAAAATATATGCTATTACCATAGAGTTTCGCCCAACATTTCCTCCAATTTCCAGAACGCGCTCACTTCCTTTTAGGTATCTAGCTACCATTAACTGTTCTGGAAATTCTTCGCTAAATGAACCAAAATGGAGATTTAGGTTGGAATGAATTTTATTCAGTCTGTTTAAAACATCGGATAAGGACTTTGTAGTTACAGCATTCGTCGTGACATCAATAGTAATAGTTAGTTCATGGGAATATTCGGTCTCGTTACCGGATTCATCTACTATAAAAATAGATTTTAGAACATTAGGCACGCAGTCGGTGAACACGCTGGAGCGACGATTGTCATCGGTTGGGATTGTTATAATATTATTTACCATTAACTTCGTAACACAAATATTGGTAACATCTATTTTCGTGGTTTGAGAACCATACAAAATTTTCATTGTATTTACATATACAATAGCAAACTTAAAATGGATTTATTGCCGCTAAGCAGATAAGAATCAATGATATGGCGGAGTTCACTGACGAGCAAAAAAGCCACAACTACGAGGTCCTGACTGAATCAATTGAGACAATGAAAAATGGTCGGATAACAGAGGACTGGATGGAAGACCACAAGCGTCAAATTTGGATTTACTGGAAGTCGTTCAACGACTTGAGCAACATCGAACCAGATAACAAGGATGTTCAGTTCCGAGCAATAGCTTCGACTGGAGAGTTCCTTCTGAATGGATTAGTTTCTCAAATTAAGGAGTATGGGGCGTTCGACGTCCGCAACTACCTACAGTTCTGCGAGAACCTGAAGTTCATGGTAGACTATTTTGCGGACTGCTGGGAGCTCACGGACATCATGTCAAAATTTAACCTTAAATGAAAGAATAAGAAGATGAACCGCGCATTCGAACAGAATGGCATAGTGGTTTCTCCGTCCAAGCCAGTGAAAAACCTACAACTAAAAAAGAAATGTTTTTCCGTGGACTCTGCTGACCGAGACGTTGTAAAATATTTCACGAACGGAGACTTCACGATTTACCTGCCCCGAGTCTACGAGAACGTGGTTTCTCTTCGCCTCGCAGCCGCCGAGTTTCCTATTGTAAATAACGGCGCCACTGGAGCCCGGCAGCACCTGATTCAAAATGGACCGAATTACCAGACTGCTAATTTTTCGAGCGATGCTGTGGTTCCCGCAAGTACCTTTTCTTTTTTCGTGGAAATTGAGGGTCTCAACAAGACCGACGAATGCGCGGTTGGTTCGAATGCTTCTGGATACCCTGACGGCTATTTTGCTAAAATTCCTGTAACGGCAATCACCACCCAGAACACCGTTGAATATAGCGACAAGTCTGCTCAGGACAACATTGCCAAGTTTTACCCGGCGATCGGCAAGCTGGATCGCCTACACATTCGCACCCGCCTGCACTCCCAGCAGGGTAATCAGGGTTTCATTTACTGGACCACGGACGGAAATTATGCGGGAAGCAGTGCCGGAAATCAAAAAGGCGCTGAATTTTCTTTGTCTTTTGAGATCGAGTATCTAGATAATACTTTTGATGATTTTTCTTCTTACGAGACTCGTATTTCTACTCGGCACGAATAGAGTTAGTGAACTCCATCCACGGCACCGGAGTGCCGTCGCTGATGACCCACAGGTTGTTCACGTCGAGCCCCTTGATGGCAAGCATATTCATGATATACTTATCCACCAGGAACACCTCGGGCTCCTCGTAATATACGGGGTCCAGTAGCTTTGCCAGCCGGGCAACGCTCATAAAAGCGAAGCCCTTGCGACCATAAGCCACGCTGCAGATGTCGTATCCGCAGTCGGTGGACCACTCAGCCAGAGAGTCAAACTCCTGTCCGACAATGTAGTCAAAGTAGCCGTTCTTGTAGGGAACGCAGTGCCGAATCTTTCTGGTCTTGTCCTCGTTCTCCATGAAGAAGTAGGGGGTGAAATTGTAGTCGTCGTTATCAAACAGCTCAGCGGGGCTTGTACCCAGGCTGCGACCGTAGTTCTCAAACGCCTTGCGAATCGTGACCTCGATGTTAATACGGGGCATCTTGATTGCTTATATGCTACCAATCGAGATGACTTTTAAGAATTCCGTTTTACTTCATTCTGCGACCGAGGGTCACAAAGGTGTCCAGCGTAAACAGGAAGAATACGCCGGTGAAGATGTAGAGCATCATGTCGTGGGAAGAAGGAGCTTCATAACCCGTGCGGTTCTGCTCGATCATAGCTAAAATGCGATTTAACTTGATTTCATTGGCTGATTCCTGAAAGGCAGTGGGGGCATACGCAAAGTCGGTGCCGGCGTCCGGGGACGTAAAGAGCTTGGTGTATCCGGACTTGGTGGAACTAAAGTTGCTCATATGCTCCGTAGTTTTAGGAACGGTGGCGGGGGCGTAGTTGGATTCTGCTTCCTCGTCGCTGCGAGCGATTCCCAGAGAAGAAGTGAGGTCGTCAATCGTTTTCTTGTTCGTCTTGACGGCGGCGGCGGTGCGAGCAAAGGGGGTGGGGTAGATGCGTCCCTCCTTCTCGGCGTCTCGCGGAGGCTCTTTCTTAGCGTACTTGGAAGCCATATTGTATGTTTTTTCCGGGAACTTGGAGCCCCATACTGCCTCAATGTCCGCCATTCCACTTATTCAAGAGCTAATAAAAAAACGGCTGTTTTAGTAAGTAAATGAAACTCACGGAGGTCGAGCTAATTCTCGTTGTTCTTGTTATCATCTATGTCGCCTTTTTCACCCACCCCATCCCCCACTTCATTGCCTCGTTGTTCAAGAGTCCGGTCGGGCACGCCCTTGCTTTAGGAGCCATTCTGTATGTGACTGTCTACGAGAGCCTAGTGGTCGGCATCTTCTTAGCTATCGCATACGTGATGACCACGACGCAGGTGACTGAGTATATGGAGAACAAGCCCGAAACCAAAGAAGAACCCAAGCAGCCTAACTCTTCGGGAGTGCCTAAGCCGATGGTGAAGAGTATGCTTGAAAAAATGATTAAGGGTGATATGCGCCTCCCTTCCGAGTCCCAGAAGAAGGGCACTGAAGTCAAGAAGATGCCGGAGGTCTCGGTGCCCAAGGGCTCCCACACCAAGAGCCTTGAAACTTTTGCCTCTTTTTAAGTAAGATGATAGAGCCTCTGGTGTCCTCGCCTCTTTTTGTGGGCATCATGATTTTGCTTATAAATGT